TGGCAGGATCGATGATCTCGATCGTGAACCACTGCGTCAGCGTCGAAAGCAGCGAGGCCTCCGGGATCACCTCGATCAGATAGGTCGGCAGTTCATCGATCGTGTCGATGTCGATGCCGTTCCAGAACCCGGGGTCTTCCCATTCGAGGTCGAGCGAGGCAGAGACGACGCCGGCGATCGTCTTCAACCCACTGTCATAGGAGATGTCGCCCACATCCCAGCCGGCTTCATCATAGGCCCGAACGCGATACTGAGCGCCCGGCGAAGTATTGATGGGCCCAACGATGATTCCGCCGACTGGGCGAGCAATGCCGAGATCGGCGCGGATGATGGTCGACGCCGTGAGCGGATTGATCGTCCGCGCAACCTGCGCGATGTCCTGGCTCTGCGCGTTTGACAGCGGCAGGGTCGCGACATAGCTGCCCCCCGACAACACGCCGGCATCGGCATAGTTGTCGTAGACGAAGACGAATTTGCCCATCATCAGCCCCAGAGGTCGAGCGTAGCCGTGCGGCTGCTGAAGTCGTCGGTGCGGCCGATGACACGGAAGAGCTTGCCGCCGTCGTAGCCGAAGCGGCGGAATTGCAGGCGGATCACGGATCCAACGTCGACCGCGCGCGCGATAGGAACCGGGAAGGCCAGCCGGTCGCGACGAACGCCGTAGAGCGCGAGCCGCCGCGTCGCCTCTGCAGCGGCGTCGCTCGCCGACATCAGGAGCGTGTCGATCGTGATCTCGCTCGCCAGCAGCCGGGCGGTGCGCGTAGCGACGTTCTGCGCCGTCGCCTGCCGCGTTGCCTTCGCGAGGTAGTCTTTCCGCTCCGTCGTCACGACACCGGCGACATCACCGCTGCTCATGGTCTGCCAGACGCGGGCGTAGTTGAGCACCACCGACCATGCCGGGATGCCCTGCCCCTCGCCTTCCGGCCCGCCGACCAGCGCCAGAGAGCCGCCGGCGTCGACCAGATCGCGGCGCGTGTATGTGGCGGCCGGCGTGCCTGACGGCGCAGCAAAGCCGAATAGCTCGATCGCCCCGGTTGCGCTCGGGAGCAGCCCGCACCCGACCGAATTCAGAACCAGGCCGATCGCTTCCAAGGCGGAGGAATCGCTGTCGATATAGATGCCGACCTCGGCCGGGTTGAAGGCGTGGGCCGTGTCAAAGCTGGCGGCGACCCGATCTCCGGACGGAATGCCGAGCACGTCGAGCATGCGTCCGGCGACCCGAGCCGCAGAACGCAGGGAGAGCGTCGCTCCTTCGACAACATCCGCGGTGATCGTCAGCGATGGCGAGCCGCCCAGCCGAAACAGACCCAAGCCCAGCGCGGTCGCATACTGGCCCGGCACAAGCGTCGCCGCAGTGAGCGCCGCCAGCGTGGCATGATCACCGGCCAGCGTGAGCGGCACCGCTCCGTCATAGGCGATGATTGACGACACCGCGCCAGCCGAGACCTGGTAGATCAGGTTGAAGCGATTGACGAACTTCGGCGCGATGTTCTGCACCGCCCCGAAGACCCTCGGCTTGATCTCGTCCTTCTGATCCGCGTCGCCTTCAGCCGTGGCGCCAGACGTAATCGTCGTGCCGGCATACCGCGTCGTCAGCAAGGCCGTGTCGAGCGCCGCCAGCCGGTCGCGGATCAGCAACCGCATCGTCTTCGTCGCGTCGGGCGTCTCCACCCGCAGGCATGTCCCGCGCATGATCAGCACTGCGCTGGCGATCGCCTGCTTCTCGCTGGCGAGATAGCGCAGGGTGAAGGCCCGGCCGTCGAAGCCGTAGCCGAGCCAAGGATCTAGCCGACCATCGGCATTCGCAAACTCGATTGCCCCGGCCGACGAGCTCGGGCTTCCCGAGATCCCGCCGCCTGCGAACAGAGACCGCTCGAGTTGTCCGCTATCCGAGATCCTGCCCGAATAGACCGTGTTGGCCGGGCTGTCGCTGGGGCGCGTCGTCAACGTCTTCGTCGACAGCCGCAGGGTTTCGACCGCCGAGCCCGTCCAGGCGTCGACGTCCAGAAGGTAGAGCCCCCCCATGGTCAGGCTGCCTTCTTCTTGAACTTGGTCTCGCGCACCACCTCGCGCTGCACGCTCGTCCCGGCGTCGACACCCTCGCGCACATGCATCGCGCCAGCGACGACGGCGCGCTTGATGTCAGCGAGTTCCTGCCGCATCGCCCGGAGTTCTTCACGCAACATGCGATTCTCAGCAGCGGTCCCGCCGCCGCTGGCGACCATCGGCAGAGGCACAGGCATCGCCGGCATGCTGAAGTTGTCGTTCATCTGGTCGAGCATGCCGACGCCGAAGCGATCGACGGCCGCCGCCCGCATGACGAACTCTCCGTTGGAGAGGCGGGCGCTGATGCTGTCCGACGTGCTTGTTCCGGGTCCGCTGACATAGCCGCCGGAAGCATAGACGTAGGGAGCGCCGAGCGTGCCCGAGGCCGCGATGACGCCGGACGCCGTGTTGAAGACGATCTTGTTCAACGCCTCGCGCATGTTGTTGTTGATGTTCACGCCGCCGAGCGTGATCGAATTGTTGTTGGTGAACTCGCCCCGCAGGACGTCGAGCGTCTGCTGCGATGTCGATTGCAGGGCCCTGATCTGGTCGAGCAGGGCCGCCTGCGTCGAGAGCAGCGAGTTGGCCGAGGCCGCCAGACTGTTCGCCGACGCCAAGATGTTCTGTGTCTGCCCGATGATCGTCGACTGGTAATCGACCTCATTGGCGGTGTCGCGCGCGGCTCCCCGGATCAGTTCCAACGCGCTGATCTGGCCGTCTCCATTGATGTCGAGTTCGCTGAAGATCGAGCCCAGATTGGCGTTCGTCGCCTCCTGCAGCGAAATGAAGCCGTCACCGTTGGTGTCAATAGCCGAGATCGTCGCGTTGGCGGCATTCTCGATCGCATCAACGATGAACTGCTCGGCCGAGACCTGCGTCGGCAGCGCCAGCAACTGCGTCGTCACCTGATCGAATATCTGCTGGTAGCCGGCCGACGACGCATAGAAGGCCTCTCCGGCTTCCAGCAGCGCCGAAGCATAGGTCGTCAGGCCGTTGATCGCGTCGCGGTCGCCGCCCTGCGCCAGGGCAAGCTGGGCGTTGTACTGTCCCTGCGCCGCGGCGAGGCGCGCCTCCGGCGAAAGCGGCGAATCCGAGCCGGAGCGCAGGCCGTCAACGAACTGGCGCAGATTGCGCGAGAAGGTGTCGAAGAAGTTCTGCGCCTCCTCCAGCGCGCGGCGCTGCTCGTCGGCAGCCGCATCGGCGAAGTCGGTGATGATCTTCAGCCGCTCGGCGGCGAGCGCGCCCTCCAGATCGTTGATCGCATCGCCGCCCAGGCGGATTTCCTCAGCCCGCTCGCGCGCAGCCGCCCGATCGAACGCGGCGAGCTGTCCGGCCAACGTCGTGTTGTCGTTCAGCGCGTTGAAGATTCGGTCCTGATAGGCAAGCCGGCGCGAGGCGGCCTCGATCAGCCTCGCGGTGTTGTCGATCACGAAGCCGGCCTCGCGGACATAGCCGATCAGCCCGGGGAATTGCGCCAGCAGATCCGAAAATGCCTGCCCAGTCAGGTTGGCCCCGTTGACGAGTTCCTGCGCGCGGGCGGTGAAGTAGTTCGTCACCAGCCCCTGATCGGTGCCGAGCGCCGCGGCATCCGCGCGCATCATCGCGATCTCGCTGAAGAGATTCCCGATGTCGTTCAGATAGCCCGCGCCAGACGCGCTACGGGTCTTCGAGATGACGTCGTCCTCGAAGGCAACCTTCAGCCGCGCCATCGCTGCGGTAACGCCGGTCGAGATTGCGGCGGCCGCCTCATCGGCGCTGAAGCCGAGATCGCCCAGCACCTGTTGCAGCCCAGCCGCTGCGCCTTGTATTTCTGCCATCCGCGTTCCGACGTTCGACAGAACCTTGGCCGAATCCAAAACCTGCAGAGCATAGGCCCGGGCCGCGTCACGCGCCGAGTTAAGCTTGTCCGTGTCGCCGGCGAAGGCATAGGACGTGTTGTCAATGAAGCCTTTCAGGCTCTCGCCCAGAGATTCGACGCGATCGCGCGCCTGCGTGAACGGCGAGTCCGGTCCAAGGCCGCTACGCAGACTGTCGACGACGCCATACCAAGACGATGAGAACTTATCGAGCGTGCGCTTCTCGTAAGTTAGGAAGTCGCCCCAGATCGCGCGCGCCTCATCGGTCTTCTTCGCGAGGAAGGCGACGTCGGCAAACTGCCGGGCAGAGGTAGCCGATTCAGCGATGCTCTGGCGAAGAGTGCCCTGCGGATCGCCCCGGGCCTGGCTCCGGAAGGAAGCGATCTGCGGCTTGGCGTTATTGTAGTTCTCAAGCGCGACACGCTCGCGCTCGGCCTTCTCCGCCGCCTTCTTCTGCTGGTTGCCGAAATAGGCCAGCGCGCCACCGGCGATCGCGCCTAGCGGGCCGAGCACAGCCGCGCCGCCGAGCGATGCGCCGATCCCTGTACCGGCGAGCGCGAGGCCGCCCATCCCGCCCGATATCGCGCCGCCGCCGATCGCCTGGCCGACACTCCCAGCGCTCTGCCCGATGCCGTAAGCGCCGGCGAGACCCGCAAGCGCCGTGATGCCGCCGGTCAATGCCTTTGCGTCGATGCCGCCCAATAGGCTGAAGCCGCCGGAGCCCAGCGATTCGATGCCGCCAGAGACGCCCTTCTCCGAGCCCTCTGCCGCCCCGGTCTTGATGGCCTTTACGACGGCGCCAATGCTGTTGCCGGACGCGAGCCCGAGCAGGCCGCCCTGCTTCGTGTTGTCGTTCGATGCCAGCCCGGTGATGCCGGCCAGAGGGCCCTTGCCGCTGATCAGCGCGTCGAGGGACGCGGACAGGAAACCCTTGCCGAGCGCCTTCAGCGCGCCGTTGATCCCTTCCGTGCCGGTGATCAGTTCCTCGACGAATGCCTTGAAACCGTCGGCGACGAAGTCCTGCGCCTGCCGGATGCCATCATAGGCCTTGCGCGTGGCGTCCAGTTGCGTCGTCAGGGCGGCGATCTTCTTCGCGTTCTCGACATAGCGCTGCCCCTCTTCCGAGCCCAGTGCGATGTTCGACCGGCGCAGATCCTGCTCGGCCTGGAGAACAGCGAGCGACTCGCGACGAGCATCCCTACCCTGCCCGATCAGAGCGATCTCACGCTCGAGACCGGCGATCTGCTCGTTCTGGCCATAGAGCATGCCGAGTGCGCGGGCCTGAGCCTCCGCGCTGTTCTTCTCGACGATCGCGCGCGTGGTCTCGTCCGTTGCCTTGCGGAGTTCACGCTCGTCGGTGACGCCGAGAGCGATGAGCTTTGCGCGCGTCTCCTGAAGAGCGCTGATGCGCTGCAGAACCTCGGCGCGCTGGGCTTCACTCAGGCCCGATGCCTTCGCCTGCGCGTTGGCGGCGCGCTCCGCCGAGGCGACCTCCTTATTCTGAGCCGATTTCTGGGCCAGTTCCTTGTTGGTGTCGGCGAGCGCTTCGCGGAGCAGCCGCTCGAAGACGACTTGCTCACTCTGGCCGGTGCCACGGGCTTCGACAGCGGCCGCCGCGCGCAGCCGAGCCGCCTCTGCCGATGCCGTGCCGCTGCGCCGAGCCGCCTCCGCCTGCGCGTTCAGGCTGCCGGCATTGTCGTTGGAAGCCCTGGTCGCATCCGCGGTCGCCTTCGCGGCGTCGATCTGGACGTCACGACGAGCCCGGTCGGCTTCTGCGGCGCGCTCGGCTGCCGTGGTCGCGGTGCCCAACTGGCCGATGCGGGCGATCTCAGCCGCGGTCGCAGCCCGCTGCGCCGGGGTGATGTCGTTCACCGCGCGCAGCCTGATCTCGTCGACGAGCCTCGCCTTGTTCTGCTCGACCGTCAGCCCCTGCGTCGCGACAGCATAATCCTTGACCTGGTTCTTGGCCCGGTCGAGGCCCTCAGTCTGCTGCCTGATCTGGGTGTTGATCTCGGCGAACTTCTGCTGGTTGATGCCCTGGTTGAGATCACCCTGCGCGACGAGCTCGTTCCGCTTCTTGATCAACTCGCCGATCGACGCCTCGTAGACAGTGACGGCGCGCACGGCCAACTGGTAGGCCATCTGGTCCTTCTGGACGCCCTGCAGAAGTTCGTCGGCAGCGCGCGTGCGGCCGGCGCTCTCGACGTTCGCCTGACCCGTCTTCGCCTGCCGTTCCTGCGTCGCGATCAGGTTTTCGAGCGCGGCCTTGCGCGCTTCGACCGCGGCGATCGCGGTGCGCTGCTGAGATTGGAAGCGACCTTCCGACCCGGATGTCACGCTGTTCAGCGTCGAACGAAGGGACTTCAACTGGTCGTCGAGCAGCTTGACCGACTCGCGCTGGTCCGCACCGATGAGCGCGCCGCCAATCCCTTCCTTCGCGGCATCGAGCGGCCGGGTAACGTAGCGCTCCCACGCCTGATTCCACTTCGACTGCGCCATCTCCGCGGCGACGGTCGATTGCGCCACAGCGTCGAGCAAGAGTTTCTGCGCCCGCAACTTGTCGCCATAGTCCGTTGCCGTCCGGATCGCGCGCGCCGTAGTGCTGTCGAGGAAGCCGAGCTTGCTGTTCAGCGTCTCGGCACCGCGCGACGGGTCCGCGAGCGCTGCGGCCAGTTCCTTCGCCGCGTTGCCCATGTCCTGCCCGGTCGAGGCGGCATAGTCCTTCGTGACCTGCGTCAGGCGCGTGAGGTTGCTGCTGGCGATTGTGCCCGTCTTCGCGAATTCGGCGGCGATAGAGCGCGCGGAACTCACCGTGATCTCAGCGCTCGCCGCAGCCTGGACCGCCAGCCGGTTCATCTGCTCGCCCGTGACGCCGGCGGCGCGGCCGACGCCGATTAGCGAGTTTGACAGATCTTGTCGCTGGCCGGCGACGTTGAACGCCGAGTACAGTCCAGCGATCGCGGCGCCGGCTGCAGCGATCGCCGGAATTAGCGGACCCAGCCATGCCATCAACTGCACGAGGAAGCCGCCGACACTGCCCCGCGACGCCGCGAAGACGTCCGCGATCTGCGTGCCCTGCTGGATCAGAACCGTCAGCGGCGACTGGCCGGACGCGAGCGAGACGAACACGTCCTGCGCCTGACGAGAAAGGTTGATCAGTTCGTCCCGAGCAAGCCCAACCCCCGATAACCACTTGCTGACGGGAACATTTGTACGATTGAGAGCAGCAGCCGTTTCCTCATAGCGCTTGTTGATGCTGTCGAGTATCGGGCCGCGTTGGGCTTCGGTGATAAGGCCAGCAGCGACGAATTTGTTAAGGTCGACCTCTGCCTGTGTGCGGCGTTCCTGCGCCACCGCCAACTGATCATATTCGACGCGCAGCGCTTGCAATGACTTCAACTGCGCAGTCTGAGCTGCCGCCGCTTCCTTCAGGGCTTTCTCTTGGTCACGTTCGGCGGCCGCGGCGCCGGTTAGTTCCTTCACGCGCCCTGCAAACTCTGATTTCGTGGCGGCTACACTTTTCGCATAGACTTGCTCGTTGATCGCGCCCGTTTTCAGCGCCTTCTGGACTTCTGTCAGTTCGGCCCGATAGCGCTGCTGAGCCTCGAAAAGGGGGTCGTATTTGGCGCGGACCCGGTCGAGCTCCGCGCCGTATGCTGCGATATCCTGCGCGCGCTGAGACTCGTCGCCGCCTGCGCTCGAAGCCGCCTTACGGTTGACCTCATAGACCGCGCCGGAAGTGTTCGCGCCGGGCTCGACAACGCCGAGCCGGGCATTGATGTCCTGCTGCGCCTTCTGCGCTTCGGTCATCCGTCGAATAGAGGCGGCCGCGCGATCAGCGATCGCCGCCGTCGTCTCATACCGATCGTTTAGTGCCGATACGACCGGGGCGAGCGCGGTGAAACCCAGCTTGGCGAGAGTCGCCGCGTCGGCCGTCTGCCCGAACTTGCGATAGATGCCGTCAAGCTGGACGGCCGCGCGTCCGAGGTCCATGCCTCGGTCAACGGCTTTCCCGACGCTGCGCACGGCGCTCTCGAATTTGGCCGCGTCGCCGTAGCCGGTGATCCATGAGCGCGACAGCGAAGCGACGCCCGGCGCGGTCTTGCTGGCGGCAGCGTCAACCGCTGCCAGCGACTGCCCGACGGCCTTCGCCGACCCGACCATGTTTTCGTCTGCGGCCACCTTCTGAGATGCGGCGCGGACGTACTGGTCCACGTTCATCTCAGCGGTGACGCGCAGAGAGGAGAGTTTCACGGCCATCAGGATTTCCCGGATTTCGCCCGTTCGGCGGCGTCCTTCGCCTGCTCAGCCGAGAAGGCGACGTATTCATCGTCCATGACGCGCAGGAAGATCAGGAACTCGCCGAAATGCTCGCCGGCGATGCCATGATCGGCCGCATAGGCGCTGATGGCGGAGTAGAAGATGCCGCCGCAGCCGCCGAGATCGCCGAAGTGCCTGTCGTTCCGAAGATGGTTCCAAGCCGTCATGAGGTAGCCGGCCCAGTCCGGCATCTCCGCCTGATCGTCATCGTCGAGCGGCTCGGCCTGAGAGAAGAACGCCTCAGCGTCCTCCTCTTCGGCCATCAGATCGGCAAGGAAGGACCGCTTTACGTCCCGCTTTTCGAGGAGCCCGCGGAAGGCTTCACGGAGTTTTTTGAGGCGTCCTCGACGAACTCCGCGTCGATCTCGCTGAGCGTGCCAGCGCAGTATTCGACCTCGGAGACGATCTCGCGATAGGCCGGATCGGTCAGCACCTCGAGCGCGAGCGCAGGCGTGTATGCCTCGTCCATGCCGGCCCAGCCATGCAGAATCTCTTCCGCATAGATGCGGCCGAGCGCCGGGCCGAGTTCTTCCTGGGGGATAGACTTGCCCTTGTGGCGGCGACGCAGCCGCGCAACCATCGCATCGCGCTTGATTACATAGGAGGGCTTCGTCAGGGCCGAGACGCGAAATTTCACGCCGGGCCACCGAAGGGACTCGACCTCATCGCCGGCGGCTTCACGCGCCAGATCGGCCTTGAGGGAGGAGAGCTTGACGACAGATGCCATGATGATGGTGTCCATTGCGAGGGAGACGGCCGGGTCCGACAACCCGGCCGCCAGGGTGCGCGCGCATCCATCCCGCCACGGGCACGACCCGCGTAGTCGACACCAATCGACTTAGGCTTCTGGACCCGCTGTATCGGCAGCGGGGTAGGCATAGAACGACGGGCGCGAAGGCCCGCCGCGATCACTCGAAGTAAGGCAGGCGGTCGAGCGTCGCATGGACGCCGATCAGCGTGTCCTTCGACGCCTGCCAGCCGAGCTGCAGCATGACGTCGGTGTTCTTACCCGTCGCATTGGGGTTGCCCTCGCTGCGATAGGTCACTCGAGGAAACGCGAAGACGAGCCCCTGCCCGTTCTTGTCGACGCGGCTGGCGAGCGACGACGTCGTGCCGGCGTAGAACTTGGCGAGCATGCTGTTGTCGCCGAAGTAGGTGTTGACGGTGCCGGTGACCGTGCATTCGCCTTCACGCACCGCAACCGGGCTGGCCTCGTCGACGGCCTCGTTGGTCCGGAGGTTGTTGTTGATGGTGAATGCCACCTCCATGGCCCAATTCGGCGACGTGAGGCGCGAGCCGTTCTCGTACAGGCGGCCGACGTTGGCATTGGCCGCCATAACGAGGCCCGTCGTCACAGCATCCGGCGAGGCGTCTAGCGGCGTCGTCGACTGCGAGCCACCCATGCCGGTGAAGGTCGCGGAACCCGTGATCTTCTGCCGCGACGTGATGGTGTGCTGCAACTCGCCGACCTGCATGCCGGTGTTGACGATATAGGTCGGCACGGCCTGGCCGAGGAAGCCGCGCTCGAGGGTGAGCGAGGTTGCCGTGGTGCCGTTCCGGATGTAGTCGCCGAACCAGACCTTCAGGGTCTTGCCGGTTCCGGCGTCGGTCGTCCATGCGGCCGGCAGATGGTCCAGCGTCAGCGCCGTCGCGGCGATCGCGGTGATGCGGGCCCAGTCGTTGAGCGCCGCGGTGGCGAACTTGTCGCCGGTCGCGGTGCCGCCGATCTTGATCCACTGGCCGACGGCGAGACCGAGCGTCGTGAAGTCGAGCGTGGTCGAGCCGAGGCCGGTGCTGGTCGCGGTGATGTCGCCGGACGCGCCCTGGAAGCCGACGACCTTCAGCTTGGCAGCGGCGGGCGGGGCCGACTCGTCCGTCAGCGTGAGCGACGCACCGACGATCGTGGTGCCCGTCGACGAAGCAGCGCGGAAGACCTGGTTGTTGGCGGCGTTCGTGAAACCCGTCGCGCGGACCAGATGGCCAGCGACCACGGCAGCACCACCGCTGGCGACGGTGAAGGTGTCCGACGAGTCGGTGACGGCCGTGATGACGCTGTCGGCCGTGCCGTCATTGTCGAACGTCGGCGTGTTCACCCACGCGCTGAAGAAGCCAGAGCGATAGAATTCCGACATCGGCGAACCGTCGTCGGGGTACGCGAGATCGAAGTTCACGCCGCCCGCCGACGCCTGCATGACCTTGATCGGATCGCCGAGCATGCGATCGTCGCGGATCTCGTCCGGATCGACATACTCGGGCGCGAACGACAGGCTCTCGCCGGTAATGCGCGCCTTGCGCATCCGAGGCGTGGTGGGGGTGGTTCCGGGCGTGACCTCGCGCACGACTGCGAGCTGCACCCTGTTGGCTGACGTCATCGGGCTTCTCCAAAGAAAAAGGGCGCCACAAGCGCCCCATCACCTTGCCCAAGGGTGCAGATCGGGAATGCCGGCGCGGGCCACGCGCGGGCAATGGTGGAAGCGGTCAGCCGAAAGCGGAGCGGCTCTTCGGCGCGGTGACGCCAGGAGCAGACTTCTCGGCCGCGACCTCGGCGGCCTTGGTGTCGGCCCCCGCGATGAATCGACGCTTCTTCAGATCGGCGAGGTCGATGACGCAGCCGGCGAGATCGGCCTCGGTCACGGTGTCGCCGACAGCGAAGCGACGGGTCGGGTGCGGGAACGGCTTCAAAACGGTGAACATGGTCGTCTCCAGGTTGGTGATCAGGCTTCCATCCGGCGCCAGTCGACCGAGACGCTGATGCGCCACCACATCCCGTCGTCATCCCCGGGCTGGCCCATGCCGATGCTGGCGTCGAGGAACTCGAGGCTGTCGTCGAGCAGCAGCGCGCCGCGGAACAAGTCGGCCAGGCTCTTGGCGTAGGCGCGTGCCGTGCTGGCGCCGGTCCCGCTTGGCACGTAGACGTGCAGCAGCAGCACGCCTTCCTCGTCCCATCGGTTTTCAGACTGCACGCCCGCGCCGATCGACATCTGCGCGTAGAGATCGCCGGTCATCTCGACCATCAGCCAGGCCGCAGGCGGCTCCGGCTTGGTGAAACTCTCGTTCTCCCAAGCGATCGTGGTCGTTGTCCACTGAGCTTCGAGGTAGCCCTTGATCGCGTCGTAGACGGTGCCCGATGCCATCGTCTCACCGCATGTTCATGATCAGCGCGGGATAGGTCATCACCGCGCCGGCCGCTGTATCAGGGCGGATTTTTGTCCGCGCGAACTGTTTGTAGCCGCGCCGAAAACGTCCCTTCAGGCGATATCCGCCCGGGATCGTCACCATGCGAAACCGGATATCGACCGCCTTGCCGAACTGACGCTGAACGACCTGCCTCGTTGCTTGGTAAATCGCATCGCCCGGCGCCTTCACTCGAACGTTCCCGACTTCAAGCACGCGAGCGTATGGCTGCGTGTTGACGAGCATCACCTCTTCGCCTGCCGCGATCTGGACATCCGGCGAGACAATCTGCGAACCGATCATGACGAGGTGGGTGTTCTGGTAGCGCCCGGTCAGCACCGGCGACCGCTTCCGCAGCGCCTCGAGAGCAAAGGCGATGATCGGCTGCCAGTAGGAGAATTCGTAGAGGATCGCCTCCGGTACCCGCACACTCTCTTCCGGCGCGCCTTCGCGCCCGCCCACATAGCGCGTGTAGATCGACGACGCCTCACCGCCATCGATAGCCTTCGCCAGTTCCTCTTTCGCGAAGCGCGCGAGCTCCCGGTTGATCATCTCCGGCTGCAGGTCGGCAGTCGCCAACTGCAGATCGCGCGCGAAGGTCTCGAAACGCGCCATCAGCCCAGAACCTTGGCTTCGACGCGGACGACGGTGTTCCCGGCCAGCTTCGGCCTTCCGTCTTCGATCCTGCGATCCGAGCCGATGCTCTGCCGGATGAAGTCGCCGATCCTCGGCCAGCGGTCGCCGCCAGCGGCCCCAGGCCATGTGCCGGCGGTCGCCGCTGCGTTGATCTCCGTCGGCGAGATGATGAACGTCGAGGCCGTCTGCTTTATGCCTTGGACGAGCACCTCGCTGGCGTAGCCGGCCACCTTCGCGCGGCAGGCCAACTCGACGAAAGTGGAGCCTGTCCCGATGCGTCTCCGCAGGATGATCGCCTCGCCGTGCTCCGCCAGCGACGCATCAAGCGCCGCGATGATCTCCGCCGGCGTCGTCATCAGCCGAGCCAGACGTTCATGTAGGGCGCAAGCAGATCCTCGACCTCCGCCGAGATCAGCGGGTCGCTGGACGGCGAAACCCAGAACTCGCGTTCCTCAACCCCGACCACTTCGATCCGCTTCAAGTTCGGATCACGCGTGCCGACGGTGTAGATCTCGCTGGCCAGCTTGCTGGCGGCGAGCTTTAGGTCGTCCGGCACCGTCGCCCAGCCAGCGACATAGACCACAACGATCTTCGACCAGGACCAGCACGCCGGCTCGTCATCCTCCAGCCTGGTCAGGATGCCGCTGGAGGCGTCGACCTCATAGTCGGTGCCGGTGAGCGTCTCGCCATCATCGACGATCGACGTGACCGAGACAATCGGACGGCGCGACAGGATCAGCTTCTCGCGCGACATCCCGGGGCGGAAGGTCTCGGTCAGCGTCTCCTGGCGCAGCGTCGGAACGGCGATCCCGGCGGAGGCGACGCGGCAGTGCGCGGCAATGGCGCGCGAGACGCGGCCATTCAGGATCAGCAGTGCCGCATCTGAGCCAGACCCCGTCACGCCGACAGCCGCGCGCATCTCCTCGGCCGATAGCAGGTTCGGATCAGCCGCGGGCATCGTAACGGAAAGCATGTCAGGCCTGCGCCGCCTTTTCGGCGGCTTCGATCACGGCAATCGCGTCGGCCTTGGTCGAGACGTCGCTGCCGAGCGCCTTCGCGAGCGCGACGAGCTTGAAATGGTGCAGATCGCGCCAGCCCTGGGGAATGATCGAGCTTTTGTTCTCTTCAGGCGCGGCGAGCGCAGTAACGTAGCCCTCAGCCTCGAGCCCAGGGAACAGGTCGGAGGCAACCTTATCGTCGGTGCCTGCAACGATCGTGCGCGTGGTGATTCCATCGTCGGAGACGGGGACAGTGCGCAGCACCGTCACTTCGGTCATGGGCTTCATGATGGCTGCTCTTGTCGGAGGGCGGGGAAAGCAGGGGCGCCGGGATGGCGCCCCGCTCAGCGGCTGACGATTAGGTCAGCGCCGGGGTCGCGGCGTGGCGCGGATTGCCCAGCACAGCCACGCCGGCGAGGAAGATATTACCGGCGCCGTTGCCAGATGGCGTCACCGTCATGCGGACGTAGCGCTTGATGCCGACGTAGCCGATCTTGCGGCACTCGACGTCGTCGGCGAAGGTGAAGGCTGCGGCGAGTTCCGTCCCGATCAACTGAGCGTCGGGAACAGCCGCGGCGTCCGACAGGTTCGCCACGTCGCCGTGCTCGACGAGAACCGCGAAGGTCGCGTCGGCGTCGGTGTTGGTTCCCGTGACGAGAGCCAACTCCAGGCTCTCATAGCCGAAGGTGTCGATGATCGCAGACACGATTGCCGTGTCGTCGGTGCGCGCCGCCGCCGGGGCGATCAGCGGCACGAAATGCAGGTTGTTGTGAAGGTCGCGAGAGGCCATGGCCTGTCTCCTGATTGAGATTGAACGGGGGAAGACGACAGGGCCCGGCGTTGCGGCCGGGCCCCTTCAGCCAGTAGCCGCTACGAGGCGGCGCACTTCAGCTTGCGGATTGCCTCCGCGAGCACGACCTGCCCGCCCAGACGCCGGCGGAAGATGAAGCGGATGTTGCCGCTCGTCGCCTGCGTGTAGGGATCGCGCAGCATCTCCATCGAGATGCGGTCGACCAGCGTGTAGGCCCGGCGGAAGTCGCCGAACGCGATCGGGTAGGTGCCGGCGCCCTCGTTCGGCATGTCGGGCATCTCGACATAGGCCGCGCCGAGGATCGTGTTCGGGACGCCGTTGGCGAGGCCAGGCATCCAGATGTAGTTCTTGTCGGCGTCCTTCAGCTTGCGAACCGAGCCGAGCGTGACGCGGTTGAGAGCCCAAGAGGCGTTGCGGCTGTAGGCGGTCTTCAGCGCATGGAAGAGCGTCATCAGGCCGTTGGCCTGGCCGTCCGCGTCCGCGATGGTCGCCGCCGAGCCCGAGACCGTCTCGCCGACCGACGAGTTGGTCAGGATGCCTTCCGGCTTGCCGACGCCGGAGCCGGAGACGACCGCTGCGCCTTCAGCGACAGCGAACTGCTCCGAAGCCTCCATGCGGATCTCGGATTCCATGTCGAAGGCGGTGTCCTCCAGCATCTGGTTGGACATGTCGATCAGAGCATAGAGCTCATGGACCGGCAGTTCCTCGAGGCCGTAGGCGAGGCCCGTGGTCTCGGACTTGGTGCCCTGCTCCGCCACCCACTGCGCGGCGAACTGGCCAGTGCGCTTCGGGATCTGGATCGACTTGTTGGCGGTCTGGCGCACGCGGACGATGGCGCGCGCCGGGCTGATCTCGGTCACGCCCTTGATGATCTCGCGGACGTACTCGGTCGGGGCGAGATAGCCGCCAGCGGTGTCGGCGGAGACGTTGAGCGCCTTCGCTTCGTTCTGAACGTCGGCCAGCACCTTCTGCTCGTCGGCGGAGAGGTTGACGACGCCGACGGCGTGAGCGCGCACAACGGCGCGTCCCCATGCTGCGAAGCGAGCCTTGGCCTCGCCTTCGTCCTTGACGAAGCGCTGGCCGGCCGGGATGCGGTTCATCGCCACTTCGAGGCGATCGACAGT